AAATGCTGTACTAACACAGAGCTTTCTTGACCAATTCTGTGGCAACGATCTTCAGCTTGTGACACGTTACCGGGAACCCAATCAAGCTCTGCGAATACTACGTGGCTTGCAGAGGTCAAAGTAATTCCAACACCCGCAGCTCCGATAGTGCCAATAAACACGTCAGCACTGCCAGCTTGGAAAGTATCAACAGAGTTTTGTCTGTGAGCTTGTGAGCAGTCTCCTGTAAGAGTAACCACAGTTTTGCCAGCTGCCTCAAGACCTCTTTTAATACCATCTACAACATCTTTATGGTGAGCCATAACCACTACTTGGTGATCGATATCAGCTAGGTGAATAACAACATCTGCCACTTTAGCCAGTGCAGTATCGTGACGCACGCCTGACATTTGCTCAAACTCTACATCATTTGATGATGTCTCATCGACTGCATCCGCCATGGTTTCAAACTCTTTACGGATCTGGTCGCTGTAATCGTTGTTTGGCAATACGATGATCTGACGCACCTTTGCTGGTAGCTCTTTCAATACTTCATCTTTTTTCCTGCGGATCATGAAAGACTGACGCAATAATCTTTGCAGCTCATCTAAGTTAGATGCGCCGTCAAAGTGCCATCCAAAACGATCTCTGTATGCACCTGCGTACTTACGGCCAAACTTGAAGAAGTTACCGAAAGTAACAGGATCCAGATAACCAGCAATGGGTTGTAGTTCGATAGGACGGTTTGTAATTGGTGTCCCGGTCAACACAACCTTACGGTTTGCTTTGATGCCTACAGCAACGCCAGTACGTTTGGCTTTTGGATTCTTGATATAGTGCGCCTCATCCATAATAACGAGATCCCAAGTACGCGCATTGATTGCATCTTGATGCTTGGTCAGCACGTCGTAGTTGATGATAACCACGTCAGGCGTCTCAGGGATCTGCTCACCACCACCGTTAACGATCTGAATGTCACGCTCAGAAACCAACCATTTGGTCATTTCGTTCTTCCAGTTGATCTTGAGAGACGCTGGGCATACAACCAGAACGGTTTTAGGAGTTGTAGCGTTGATCACGCCGATAGCTTGTATGGTTTTACCTAAGCCCATTTCATCACCAATCAACGTAGATTGACGCTGTGTCGCATAAGCAATACCAGCTTTTTGATACGGGAGATAAGACAGTCCAGCCGGTACCGGGATCTCGATGTCTGCATCGACAGCTTGAGAATCAGCAATCGCCTGATCGTTGTCTCTGAGGCGAGTAACCGTCCATTGATCATCGACTTTGCGCACAGAGTAACCAGCAGCTTTGACTGCTGCTTTACGCTCGCGCCACACCTGCCAGAAGTCTGCGTTAGGCTTGGCAGTGCTGATAAAACGTCCATCTGTGTGGATCGTCTCTGCTGACCAATCTAGTTTTAATTCCATTTTTGTCTCCGGTTTTGCGTATCTATATTGTTAATATACACAATACCGTGTCCATGTGCAAGTTTTTGTACATATGTAGCTAGGCATAAAAAAAGAGGGCCGAAGCCCTCTTTCTCAGTAGTTGAGTAATAAACCCTACTGTTGGTTCAATTAAGCACCTTGCGAGCCGTAGATTCCTCTCCAATCAGAGAAACCAAAGCTGTAACGCTCTCTAGCCTTGTAACGAATGTTGCCAGTCGTAAAGTCTGGCTCCATGCTAGTTTCCATAGCTGTTCTTTGGAACATCTTAAGGCCTTCACCTGACTCCGTAACCGTAGTCATCAAGAAGAAAGCATCAGGGTCATTCAGGTAATGGTTAACAGTGTAACCGCCCGGAATAACTCCAGTGTTCCTAATTGAGTTTAGGTCGTTGTCAGCTGTTCCTACTCTGCCCGGTGAGTTAAGGATCCTATCAGCAACAAACACTAGCTGTGGTGGAACCACAAGCTTTGTAGCCTGTACTGAGATCGTTAGACCCCTGTCATCAGTAAAAGTAGAAATATCAATCAGAGCATCTTCGAGACTAGTCTCGTTCAAGTCTGCCATGGTTGTTGCTCTGTTCGCAGCAGTACCACCACCCGCAAGTGGGTGTCCTGTGTTGATCAGAGAAACGCCATCGCCACCTGTAAAGGATGAGCTGAATGCGTTATTGAGTACGTCCGCGCCTTTCACTTCTTTGGTGTGAGCCATAGATTGTGCAAGTGCTTTTACATACCTTTTACCAAGAGAATCGTAAAGATTGTCTTCAATACTTTCCTCGGTCAACGCGAAAGCAAGCGCGACAGTGTCGTGCGTATACCTCGCTGTAAAACCTTCGTTTGCATTGTCGAAAGCAACCCCTGCTCCCTCTGTTTTTGTCGGTGCGCTACCGAAGCCTGTTATTAAGACCTCTTCCTCGAAAGCCCTTTGACTGTCCTCAACACTAAAGATGTCAGCGTATTCCTGACCTCCGTAACTGTCGTATGACATACCAAATAAGCTATTAAGTCCGGGTTCTAATTCCTTGGCTAATTGCGCTCTTGAAATCGCCATCTAATTAACCTCCTAAGCTAACCCGGCGCCTTTAACACCGAATATATGGTTTTGAATAACAACATATACATTTGTTGCATCCGATGAGACATCGTCGTTGTCAGGATCTTCTGAAATGTCGATTGCCTTAACAGACAAAGTCGTTCCAGTTCCACCATCACTGACGTTAAGTTCAGCTCCTGAAATACCAGTAACGGTACTTCCAGCTGATGTATACACAATGTCGAAATTGCCAAACAGGTCTGCAATAGGGAACGCTGCGTTGCACTGTACCTCAAACACTACGTTTGGGTCGTCTATTATAAAAGCTATAATATCCGACGCATTTGTAGATGCGGGGTAAAAGTTGCTAAACACTTGCTCCTTAGTTGTAGGGTCCGTGTATTGACACCCATTAAATACACCTACGATGGGAACCGTCCCACCATCGGCGTGAACCTCAACGGTTCCACCAGTGACTTGAGCTACCATATCGCCTTGAAATATACTTGTTCCGTAGTCCGCGGCTATACGATATCGACTCGATCCACCAGTGTATGGCGCTCCACCAATCATTTTGACTGGCTTCATGCCAAAAGCGGCATCTCTATTAGCCATGATACACTCCTATCATTGTTTACCGAAGGTCACTTTGGTATCCCTCTGAGGATTGTATTTCACGTATCTACCATCTCTTTTTGCATCATTGAAAACCGTGTTATCCAAAGCTTCCACCTGATCCAAGTTTTTTTGTTGATAGTATTCTTTACGTTGATCCACCATCTCAGTGGGCATTTTGCCCAAAACTAAACCTTCATTGTTAATAATGCCAGTTTGTTTACCTACGTCTGTTGTTGACATGTGCTGCCATTCAGCAGGAAGTTCTTCCAATTTAACAAGCTCCCATCCTTCACGGATTCGTCTTGAAACATTAGATCGATCTTCTTGCCCCAACATAGCGGTCCTGATCCACCTGTATGTCATACCCGGTGGTGCAGGGGGCGCTTCTAGGTTCCGTACCGGCCTCCATGGTTTACTACGAAGATTATTATCGTGAGCTTCGGATTCACGCGAGTTTCGATTCGTTACTTTCTTTTCATTAGTTGTCATATTGCCTCCCTTTGAGCAATTTTTTGCTTCTCTTGAGCTACTCGTTTCAACCAGTCTTGTTCAGACATGTTGTGCGGTTTTAGCCCTCGAAGGCGCTCGACTTCTGATTTCGAGAAAGTTACGCCGTTCTTTTTACTACGTGTTTGTTGACGACTTCCAACGGAAGCGGATGCGACTCTTTGCACGGAGGGTCTACCATCCTTTTGACCGTCACCCTCACCTGCGGATTGCAAGTGTGGATAAACTTTATAAATTCGGTTATTCAGCTCACCATAGTAGTCTTCTGAGTCTGGCTCAAAACCTTCATTGATAAGCATATTATGTTGGAAAAAAGCAAACTGTGTTGCTTCTAAATGAGCAGGATCTTCTTGGTTTCCGTACCACTTGTTATTCTCGTACCAACCCAAAGCCTCTTCTGTAGGCTGAACCGCTTCTTGTTGTTGTGCGGCTGGCTGTTGGTAATAAGACTGATCGACTTGCTGCGCTTGTGGAGCTTGTTCTCTCCTGCGCTTCGCTACTTTGATCTTTTCTTTTTGGATCCTGAGATCGCCTTTTAGATCATCGGCTTTGCTCATCAATTCAGCATCACCAGATTCCACAGCACGTTTGTATAGATCTGCTGCTTCGCGCTCTTTAGCTTCTAGCGCCTCTTCTTCTTTTTGTAAAACGGTATCTTCTTGCGCTTGGTAGCTTTGTTGATAAGCAGATAGTTGCTCTTGTTGCTGACGCGCAATTTGCTCAAAATACGCAGCCCGATCTTCAGCGGCTTTTACTTGCGCATTCTTTTTGTTGATTCGCTTGCTTACACTTTTAGTGTAATTGTCCAGCTCGTCATCCGGGCTGGCTGTTTGTGATTCGACAGCAGCATCCTCTTGGATATCTACTTCGACTTCTTCGACTTGGGTTTCTAGGTTTTCGTTGTTTTCAATCATGGTTACACGCTCATTATATCATCTGGATTAAGG